TTGCGTGTATTGCATAGGTAATTGGTAAATTTATCGCTGTATGGCTTAGAAATAGGCACAAAAACAGGACGTTTATAATTCACTACGTTAGCTTTCTTTTTGTATGTGTGTAATTGAAGTGTTTCACCGCAATGGTTGCATTTGCCTATTCCAGTATCCCAAAATACGCTTAAGCATTTTTGATTTGGGTTGTACTTGCGACTTGAAGAGCATTTAGGACATGTACTTGTTGTTGCCCCTGCTTTTATTCCAAAGACATTATATTCATCTATTTCGAATCCATTAATTTCCATTATCTAAAAGCGTCATACGGGTTAACTGGATTTGAACTTGGTCTTGGCGCCAATGGGTTTGGCTTTGATTCTATCGTTTTATCTCTGTTTGAATCATTAAACCAAACATTTTGAAGTTTTGATTTCCAATTCACAACTGGATTATCTCTTGAATCTTTCCAGTCATTTTCAGAGTAGCCTTTGAATGCTCTTTCAGCTATATTTTGGAAACCGTTCTCTTTGCAATAATTCTCAAAATCAACAAAACTAGGAGGCGTGAATACGCCTTTATTTCCTTTACTTTTCTTTTCTTTTATTTCCTTTACTTTACTTTGTGTATTAATTCCCCCGTTAAGTGGTAATTTATCTAGTTTCCGTACCCCTAAACTGGATAAAAGTGATAATAAACCTTGATAATTAATACATTTACTTTTTCTTTTCGAGTATGCGTCTTGTATACTATTTATAAAGTCTTCGCACCAAATTATCTTGTTTTCGTCCCATAAAGCCTTGTCAAATTTCCCTAATTCTGCGAGGTCATTAACTATTAATTCTAGTGTATTTTTTGAAATTTTACACTTTGCAGCCAAGAACATTGATGTAGTATTTTTTGACAAATCAAGAAAATGATTGTCTGTTTTTGCCAACTCTCTTAAAAGTTTTACAAATGTAGCAAAGCCATCATTTCCGTAAGTCTCCTCTAAATAGTGCATTTTCTTTCCTTCCTCGCAATAAAAAGGAAAATATGATACTGTATTTGATTCAGGGCGTGCCATTATTTTCTTTTTTTATTCTGTCAATAATTTCCATAATACGAATAGATTCTTGCGTACTAAACTCAATAAATGAATTGTTTTCATTTATTGAGTTTCCTATAAAAACATCATTATTTGAGTTTTTATAAACACATACAACTTGTTCTTTTATACGCTGCTCAAATATTTTTTTTAACACTTTGTAAAACTTTAATTGAAAAAAAATTAAACCTTAACAAACTGTTGGCTTCCTATCTTAACTGTTTTAATCTTGTTTTCCTTGATCCAGTTATAGACGGTTTGCCTAGTTATGTTTTGCTTTTTAGCGTAATCTTGAATTGTGAGAACTTTTGTTAAATCCATAATGCAAATATAGTTATTTTTACAAACTGTAAAGTTTTCAAGTCATTTATTTTCTGAATTTTTCAACCCAAAATTTAAAAGACAGCTGTTTTTTATGTCTGCAATCCAAAACCCGTCATGTATTTCGTGCTTTTTATCGAATGCTTTAGTGTAAGCATCGACTACACTTTCAAATCTTTCTTTTAGCGTTTTCATTTCCTAAGTGTTTTTAAATCAATAATTAAATAAAAAAGTGGACTCCGAATTAACGGAGTCCCTGTGGGGCAGGATTCGAACCTGCGCAAGTCCCAACCTTTCGGTCATCGAAACCTCTTCTCAGTTACGGGAAACGCCACGATTTTTTTTGCTTTTAATTCGTTTCACATTCTCGATCAATATATCAATCGCAATCCCCAATTTGGTAGGGTTCGGCTGTTCTATTTCAGCCCCACGCCTCCAGCGTTGGTAGTTCTCTACGTACTCGATTGCTTCTTTTAGTTGCATTTTTCAGCCAATTCAAATGAAATTAAATCCTGTCCATATTCCGCATAAACCCCGTATTCGCGTTTATCTCTGTCTATTATTTCGACTTTTGCAGTAAAAGTTTTATTGCGCAAATGTTCTGGGAAATCCGACCCGAAAGACCATCTTATCATATCCCCTAGCTTTATTTCCAATCGCTTACTTAACTCAATCTCTAAACCTCTACAAAGTGCAGTTGCGGCCTCTAAACTAATCCTAAGTCCTGTTATTACAACAGAATCGCCTAGCGATTTATGTTTGCATCTCGGCTCGTGTGATGTCCCCTTTTCGACCAACGCTTTAAACTCTATCGCAAACGTACTATCGTTAAAACTTATCACGTTCAAACGCTTATTTTTCATTTTAAAAATAGTCGCATTCGGATGAGCAACTACTCCTATTTTAACAATTGATCCTTCGCCATCTCCCTTTTTTAAGAATTATGAAAATAATTAGAACACTCTTCAATTGCCTTATCGTACATGCCGATTTCCATATAAAAAACTATGTTTTTTGTGTATAAATCCCAACCTCTTCTTGCTGCTAATAAATTTGGAGAATTGATAAAAAGCATACGAAATTTATAAAAAAAGCTCGGCTTGAACTCTGATTTACAAAGCTCGATTACCGTAATAGTTTTCTCGATGTCCTCCGAAAAATTCCCCTTTTTCTTAGCCCTTTCAAGTCGTTTTGCGACATCAAAAGTCCACGAATTCCAATTTCTTTCCTGAGCAACCTTGTAAAGGCTGCCGTTTTCGCTACTGTAATATGATGGATGTATCATGTTTTTTAATTTGTTCGTTATATTCCCTTCACAATTTTATACAAAGGAGATTTGTATTCGATCAAAGGCAAGTCCAAAAGCGTATTGATTGCGTTCATTTTGCCTACTAATTTATGTTTTTCAAACATGCATTTAGAGTGTTCAAAATCGTGCATCAAAGCACCATATTCGAATAATAATGGGTCTATATTCATTGCGCACCGTGGTATTCTTGTATAGCTTGCACTTGCTCTGAATAGCTTCCTAAAAAGAAAGTTAAAGTTGCATCGCACGCCTTCAAATGAAGCGTAACCAGCTCCGCTATCCGCCTACTGCTAATATTAATCTCGATTGATTCAGCTACTTTTTTGAGCAACGAGATTATTTTAGGATGCACCTGATAGCATATTTTGTCTGAAAGGTTTTTAAGTCGCTCCGACTCAATTTCAAGCTGCTTGCAAAGAATAACCAACCGCTCGCTTTTTGAAACTTCGTATTTGGGCATTGGTCCAAAAGTTGGAAGTTCTTCGAGCATTTTATTAGTTATTTCGGTATATTGAAATTGGCCTTCGGTGCAGAGTCCTGAGCCTGCAGCGAAAATATGTTCTATTTCAGTTGACACTTCAAACAGTAAATCATTTACCCACTTTTTAAGCCTGTGTTTGCATTGTTTTTCTTCTTTAAATGCGTCCAGCTCATCTTGCAGTGCGTATATCAGGCAAGCGCATTTAATCGCTTGCTTTGACATTTCATGTGCTCGTTCGGTTAGCATACTCCCTTTTCGGTTGGTTCTAATTTTCCGTAAACTTCGTCCGCAATTTGATGGGCTGTTTTTTGCCTTTCATAGCCTTTGCATGTGTAAGACTCCCTTGTGGTGCCGTCCACATTTCGCCCTTCTAGCGTATCATATCGAAAGAATTCAATCACTTTTGATTCTGATTTTGCCTTAGCGCACATGTGGCGTAATGGGCATGCGTTATTTGTACATCTCATAATATTTCGATTACTGCTAAAATTAATGCTTCAGATTCGGGTGAAACTCCCCGTTTTATTGCTTCCTTTAAAAGCTCAATAGCTCGCAAACATTCCAGTTCCATCGCCAAAAGTTGCTCGTTTAGCTCATCTGGCAAGACTTCGTGTGTTATGTCGATAATGGGGGATGTAGGGGATGTAGGGGATGTGGTACGCATGTATCTAGTTTATTTAATCGTTCATAAAGCCCTTCTTCGCTTTTGTTCCTTAATCGCTTGTTAATGTTCCTTATTCGTGAAATGTGGGGGCAATGAATTGATAATAAGGCTTTTTTAGCCCTTCCAAACACTTCCTTAGCTTCTTTCCAGACAACCTTAAAGACATAATCTAGCATACCAATAGGGCGTAAGTTCCCTGTAATCGGCCAACTTGATTTCTTCCTCAGTCGTTCTGAACCATTATTTCATTGGGTTATGTATTAGGTAGTTGATTTCTTGAATTTGGCGCAATAAATACTTGTTTTTACTACACTCAACTGACTCAATTGCTTTATATACTGCCGATTCGTTTCTGTCAAAAAACTCTCCAACATCATAATACGATATTTCAGTTTTTGTCTTAACAAAATACATCGCGATCTTTCGGCAATGAACCGTTTCTCGGTCGATCAATTTGCTAAATAGATGCTCCTTTTTTATGTCATAATAGGTACACACGGCATCTATTATTGAAGTTGTTTTTAGGTTCATAAAAACTTTTCCGTTTCGTGTGTATCTAATCCTGTGTAGGTATGAATTAGCTTTCTCAGATCCTCTCCACATTTAACCGACATTTCACATCTTTGCTCTAAAGGCATGTTGTCAAAATTCTGATTATCAAATGTCTTATCCATTAGTGCCGTTTGAAATATCAAAATAGCATTGAAGAAATCACGATTTGAGAAGTTTGGCTTTTGACTGCTTTGCTCGAGATAATCGTTTGCTATTAATTCTAGTTTTTCGGGGTGTTTTCTCATCCTGCAACCATTTGACCGTTAATTTCTATCTCTGACTCTTTGTATCCGACTGGATTTCTAGCAACCCAATAGCGTTCGTTTGAGTAAAGTGCATATGCTTTTTTGCCATCTATCTGCACTGAAAACCATTCACCTTCTCTGGCTTCTGCTTTTTCATGACCGTCCATGAATTCTAACTGAGCCGCATCGTTGAAGGCTTTTATGAGGTTATTGGCGAATGTCATGTAGACTTCCGTAACCTCTGGAGATTCAGTTTTGAAAACCTTTTTCAGTCTTCTTTCTATCATCTTTCGAAACTCGAAGTTCATCTTTGCAAATTCCTGATCTTGAAAAGCTGGATTTTTCATGACTGTATGAAGTGCATCTTCCATCAAGTGTGTACATCCTCTTAGTACTACTAACGAATCAAATTCGTCTCTTTTTTTAATTTCTGGTAGTCTCATTATTTTATTGATTTGTCTCCTAGTATCATAATATTTCGATTACTTCTAAAATTAACGCTTCGGATTCGGGTGAAAATCTCGACAGCTCTTTTTGCCCCTTTTGCCTTTTTTGCTTTGTTTACTCGATCTGACATAAGGTGGCTCTTTTGGAAATTTATGGATTTTCTAAAGGATAATCCCATTCATAAGCTGGTTCTTTTAGATTTTTTAAGCACTCTCTTAGATTTTGTTTCGAAACACGAAGCTTACGCCTGAGGTAAGAAGCTTTAGTCCACTTCTTCATCGCAGTTTCAGTTCTTTTGTCAAAAACTCAATCTTGTTGGCATCGCTTTCGATCTTGGCTTCCAACTTGCTTATTCGGTTGCTTTGATAAAAGAACACTACCAATAAAGCGATGTAGGTAACAACCCAAAACACATCTGCCCACCCGAGATTTTCTGGCCTGTTTTCCTCGAAAAAAGCCTCGTTACCTTCAAATTCTTCGTTCATGGCGTTTGTTTTATCTGCTTCAATAGATTTTCTAATCCCCGACCATCCTTTATGCTTTTCCCTGAATGCCATCCTGAATAAGGGTAATAGAAAACTAGCTCGTCTTTGTGGTAAAAATTGAGTGATTTACCGTCTTCGTAATTAATTTCAAAACCAAGTTTTTTAATTTCTTCTTTAGCTTTTTCAAACCTTAAAGGCTCTAGCTTTTCTTGCCTTTCTTGATTAAGTCGTGCCATTAGTTGACTTATTTAGTACTCTTTCCACTACTTTGTTTATGTAGTTATTTGCCTCGTAGAGCCGTGTAAGTATTTGCTCCCACTCTTCCATGACAGAAAGTATCTCTAACCTCCCCATGAACTTATGTTTCTTGTAGAATTCTGGGTGAAATGAAACAAAATCCCAAGCTTCACGATTTGAAAACAATAAAGAGGATTGACATTGCCAGTAGTATTTTTTACCAACCGTCCCCATTTTCTTCAAATCTTCCTGCTTTTTCAGCATCGATTGTTTCAAAAAAATAGCTGGATTGTATGGACATTTTACCTCTACCCCTCTTTTATCACCAACTAATCCGTCAGGAGTGCATCCAGCAAAGTCTTGATATTTAATAAACTCTGATTCGCTACCTGTTTTTTCGACTTTAAGACCAGTTTCTATCTCAAAAAACATCAATGCCATAGGTTCGTTTTCGTTACCATGAACGATTGCATCACCTTCGAAATTTGGAGGCTTCATAATCCCAAGACGCTCATATGCTTTTTCCATACATAATGTATAATAAGTTTCTGTTGGTGCTTTATCATACATTATGTCAGAAATACTAGATGCAGTTATTCGGCCAATACGAGCCTCAGTATCAAGAAATCCCATTACTCTGTTTTTTCGGAATTATTGATTATCTGCCTTTGTGCTGTCTCGTCACGTAGCCAAGTAAGTGCTTTTTCAGCTTCTTGGAATGAGAATTTGTCCATTTTCCTGAGAATTGGATTTTTTTCGTTTTCCTTAATTAACTCACTTTCACACAAAGTTTTTATCTCTGATTCTTGTGATTGAGACATCATTACAATCGCATTTGTTGCAGGTTCTGTTTCTGACATAAATGCCTCTGATTCATCATAAGTACCTGCAAAAACACCTTGAAATGCACCTCTCAAAGCTTGTGCTTCTGCAACTTTTTTTAACTGTGTCTCAGGTTTAGTTTTCCAAAGTGATTGATTCAAATTGTACTCTTCAAACTTTACAAGTATCTGAAATGGTTGGGAAATTCCTTTCCTTTTTACGATACAGTAAGCTGCCAATAAAGCACCTCTATCGGTAAGTTTAAACTTGTGCCTAACCTTGCCATCTTCGATAGAAAAGTCGTCATTAGAATAAACAGCTTCCGAATAATGTCCATCATAGTCGGCTTGTTCTTGACCTTTCTTTCGATAGAAGTCACGACCAAGGAATATGCTTGCTGGAGACGTGCCATATTTTACCGCCCAAATTTCTCTTGTGAAAGGATTGGCATTTAAACTCTTGCCAAGCCCTACAAAGAAGTCGAACTCCGTTGTGCTTAAGGTTGGTGCAAATTGCTTACGAACTTCATCCAGGCTTTCCCAGATTTTTAACGAATGATTGTTGACTGTGGCAGGTGTTTGTGACATTGCTTTATTATTTATGTGAATTTTGTAAATCCTATATCAGACAAAGCGGCTTTGTCTTTGTTCTCGAAAATCAAACTTCTCTTTAATTTCACCATCAATTTCGATCAATCCAGAAATTTGATGTATTCCGTTTTTCCAGTATTTTGTCCCAGTTGTTTCGAGGTCAAAGAAAAAGTATTTCATTTTTTAGTGTTTAGAATATGTTGAATTCTTTTTATTACCCTACCGTTTGCGAGCGGAACTATTGCACCGTTAGTTTTTAGGTAAGCTCTCATTTCTGATTAAGTCTTTTGCCCTGTCTAGCTTATTCAATAAAGCCAAAGTAATCGGGCCTGTTCGCAATTGATAAATTTCAGCCACGTCTAATTTCATTAATTCTAATGAAACTTTCTTTGCATATTCTTGACGCTCAGTATCATAATATCCATCAAACCATCCGTAATACCAGCTATCTTCGTCTAAGACTTTCCTAACAACCAACTCAGCAAAAGTAAATTCAATCGTTTTTTCTTTGAATGAATCTTCAAATTCACCTGAATTTTCCCTCAAAAAACGATCAACATTCCCTACTTTTTCACCTATAAAATTGATTGAATTCCATTCAATCTCGTCACATTCTTCGTCATAATATCGAGCCGAAAAGTTGGCGAACAAGGCGAATTCTTCCTCAGCTGGCGTGTTTTCAGTTTCGATTGAGAAGTGCGGAACGTGGCCGTAATCTTCATCATCGACTAGCTTTCTTGTGATTGTTACTTTCATTTTTCGTCACGTTTAGAAACCTCTACCCAATACTCATTCATTCGATCAACCAAAATACCATCTTCGATAAACTTCTTAAAAGTATCGTGACTACCCACATGATCGATAACATTCCGATCAGACATAAATCTGGATTTGTTTGTGATTGAAAGTTCAACAGTGAACGAATAAACATCTTCCCCAAGCAGCCCAATGTACTTGATTGCCTTGCCTATTAATTCTTTATTTCCCATTGTTGAATAAATTATGAAGTGTTTTTTGTTTACTTGTCGAGTCCATGCGAGGTAATAAATCCTTATTCGTTTGTTTGCAAATAACCGAAACTAAATTAGGCTCTTGCATTGCATCGAATTTTACAGTCACATGGCACATTCGATAATCAAATGAAGCCCATCCAACCTCTCGAATCGGGGCTATAATTAATCTAGCTTCTTTCATTTCTTAAAGCCCATTACGTTTTCAAAACTTTCATCATCAAGGTGTTCGTGCACCTTATAGCCCATTTCGATTAGCCTTTCGATTACCTTAGCTTTTGGAGCAGTTGCCCGCCCATTTTCAGGATCGACAATATGCGTTTTTTTTGAAATCATTTTTTCGGTTTCTGCCGAAAGGAATATGTTGTTGTTTGCCATCGCTTTATTATTATGTCACAAACTTAGTAATTATTATAATAACTAACAAATTATAAGTTATAAATTATTAGAAATTTTCACGCTTCGTAATTGCGCTTGTTTGTAAATTGTAAGCTTCACAAAATGCTTCAAATAGGGCTTTGATTTCTTTGTTCATGAGTAAATGATTAAAATGTGAGTGATATATGTAAGTGTTGAATTTTAGTTTTGAAAGTAGCCCGTAACGTGGGCCAATCGGTTGCTAAATCTCGCAACAAACCGCAACGCTTTTAGAAGCTTCTATTGGAAAACCAAGTTCCTTTGAATTTTATATATCTTTTTTTGCCAACACCGTTTGTATCGTTTCTTACGAGTGAAAGCTTACGTCCTGATTTGTCAAAATAAACAACATTAAAGTTTTCTTTCGTGTAAACGTGGCATTCACCAAACGCATATAGAGAAACTTTTTCAGATTTTAAATTTACAAGTGAATAGTGTATGTTGTTTTGATCGGCAAGCATAGACAGGTACAGCGATTTATTTTCACACTCGTAAATGCTTGATGTATTTAAAAACGGCTCTATTTTGGAGTAGTTGACACGTAATTTAGTTGCATAAACAATACCTGCATAGTGCCTGTTTGTTAGTTCAACTACGTGTTTTGCTATTATCTTAGCACCTGTCACCTCTATCATTTTAGATAGGTTTCTTGCTGGTATATTCAGAGTCAAAACAACTTGCGAAAAGGCATCTACAAGCTTAATTTGGTTGTTAATAATTGTGGTTTTCATCTTTGCGAGATTTTAAATTATGATATAGTGTCTAAAGCATTGCAATCTTTTGTGAAAACATTTTCTCCCAAAACCAAGGCTCTTCATCCTCTCTGATTAGCTTTTTTACAATAATCTTCAAAAGAAGTTGTTTGTTGCCTTGTGCTTTTTCAATCAATGAAAAGCATTTTTTTAGCTTGATGTAAGTAGTATTTGCCATCGCTTTATTATTATGTCACAAACTTAGTAATTATTATAATAACTAACAAATTATAAGTTATAAATTATTAGAAATAATAATAAAAAGCCCGTAACTATCTGATTTTCATCGTCAAATTACGGGCTTCGTATGCAC